ATGCTTATTGAAGCCCCTACTCAACATGAGGCAGAGGAAGAAGAATATCTGGAGGAACTGGCAGGTTCCGATTTGAACAACCAAGGACGCGATTCCTACACTGGGTACTAATACATGGATGAAGAACAAAAGCCATTGGCAGCCATGCTGGAAAGCGTGAACATTGCCGAGTCTCTTGAAGAACAACAACTCAAGGATATTGGACGTGATGCTGAAAAAGGTTTTGTCCTTGACCATCAGTCTCGCCTTGATTGGGAAAAGAACATTGATGAGTGGACCAAACTTGCTAAACAAACGATTGAGCCAAAGAGCTATCCTTGGCCTAAAGCGTCTAACATCAAATACCCTCTATTGTCTACGGCTGCTATGCAGTTTGCTGCTCGCGCTTACCCTTCTCTTGTCCCGTCGAATGGGAAGATTGTAAACGCTAAGCCCATTGGTAAAGATCCAGATGGTGCTAAAAGCAAGGTTGCAGAAGCTGTTTCCATTTACATGTCTGTCCAGTTGCTGGAAGAGATGACAGGTTGGGAAGAAGAGATGGACAAGTTGCTCATTATGCTTCCTATTGTGGGCACAATGTTCAAGAAAACATATTGGGATCCCCTCAAAGAAGCCAACTGCTCACATCTGGTTATGCCAAAGAACTTGGTTGTTAACTACTGGGCACGTAACTTGCAGGATGCAGAACGCATTTCTGAAATCTTAGAGGTTTCCCCACGCAAAGTTAAAGAACGTCAGCAATCTGGTCTGTGGTTGGACATTGATTTCGGTAAAGCCCACCAGCCAGAAGGTCAAATGAACGCTCCTGTGGTGGATGAAACCACTCCATACACGTTTATTGAACAGCATACGTTCTTGGATTTGGATGATGATGGCTACAAAGAGCCGTACATCGTCACATTCCACAAAGAATCAAAGAAAGTCGTACGAATTGTCGCACGTTTTGACGAAACTACCATCAAACTTGATGCCGAAGGGAACATTCGCAAGATTGATCCTATTCAGTATTACACTAAGTTTGGTTTTATCCCTAATCCTGATGGCGGATTCTATGATATCGGCTTTGGCGTCCTCCTTGGTCCGCTCAACCATAGTGTAAACACCCTGATTAACCAGCTTTTGGACGCAGGCCATCTGGCTACGTTGCAAGCAGGCTTCTTGGGTAAGGGTTTACGCATTAAAATGGGTGATACCAAGTTTATGCCAGGTGAATGGAAGGCAGTTAACTCTACAGGCGATGACCTGAAGAAGCAAATTGTCCCCTTGCCTACAAAAGAACCTAGTTCTGTGCTATTCCAGTTGATGGGTAGCCTGATTACCTCTGGTAAAGAGCTGGCTTCTGTGGCAGAAATCTTTACTGGTAAGATGCCTGGTCAAAACACACCTGCAACCACCACCATGGCTACTGTTGAACAGGGCATGAAGGTGTTTACCGCCGTGTACAAGAGATTGTACCGTGCACTGACTGAAGAATTTATTAAACTGGCTCGTTTAAACGCGCTGTACCTCAATCCTCAAACGTATGTAGATACTGTTGGTATGGAAGTGGGTCCAGATGACTTTAAACAGGTCATGCACAAGATTTATCCAGCCGCTGACCCCACAGCAGTGTCTCAAACTGAGAAGCTGTTAAAAGCCCAGGGCTTGATGGAGCTACTGCCTACAGGTATCCTTGATCCTGTGGTTGTAGTGAAGCGTATTTTGGATGCACAAGAACAACCCAACTGGCAAGAATTGCTTAATAAGCAGATTGCTCAAACGGGTGAGATGCCTCCCCCTCCACCAGATCCCAAACTCCAAGAAATGGAAATGAAGGGTCAATTGGAGCAACAAAAGATTCAAATGCAGGGCCAAGCCCAACAGCATAAGATGGCGCTAGAAGAGCGCGACAAAGAAGTTCAACTCGCTATGAAACAGCAAGAGCATGCACAAAACATGCAACATGCGTCGGACATGGCGAACATTAAAGCTGCAGAAGCTGTACACAACCAACGAGTATTCTCCGCCACAGAACAGGCAGCGTTTATTCAAAAACTCATGCACAATGATGCAGCGCATCAACAGAAAATGAGTCATGCACAGCAGCAAGCAGCGCAACAGGCTAAGAAGCCATCAAAAGGAGCTAAATGACAAAGAGTGAATTTGTAGATTGGAAAGGTCACCCTGTAACCCAGGAAATCTTTCGACAACTTCAACGTCGAATTAGTGATTTGCAGGAAATGCTCGGGGAATCAGCAGGCGTTGACCCTCGACAGGATGCAGTTTATGTAGGTGCAATTAAAGCCTACAAAGATTTAATCACAATAGAATTTGACGCAGAAGATGAGGAGTCTCAATGATCGTTCCCGCATTACACCGTATTCTTGTCAAGCAGGATAAGCTTGAAGACACGGACAAAACCCTTCTTAAAGCCAAACAACTTGGCTTACACATTCCAGAGCACGAAGATATTAAACGTGCCCAGGCAAGTGTAGATAAAGGGATTGTTGTAGCCATAGGCGCTACAGCGTTTCGCGATTTTAATACACCTTCTCCCATTACGGTTGGTGACTACGTAGCTTATGCTCGCTTTGCTGGCAAACGCGTCGAAGACCCATACACGAGTGAAGAATTTGTTGCACTAAATGACGAAGATATTGTTTGTATCTTTCATCAAGAATAAGGAGGCCCTAGATGGCTGAAGAAAATATTGTTGTCGATGACAACACCCCCGCACCCGCAGACGAAACCCCTAAACTGTCCGCTGCCGAAGAAAAGGCAATGGAACAAGGCTGGGTTCCACAAGACCAGTGGGACGGTGATCCCGAACAATGGCGACCAGCAAAAGAATTCCTGGATCGCGGTGAGTTGTTCAAAAAGATTGAAGATCAGAACCGTACGATTAAGGAATTTAAACGTGCGTTAGATGATTTGAAAGGCCACCATTCAAAAACTCGTGAAGTTGAATATGCACGAGCATTGGAAGCCCTGAAGATGCAGAAACAATCTGCTATTGAAGAGGGTGACGGCGCCGCTGTTATTAAACTTGATGACCAAATTGATCTCGTCAAAGACGAGCAGCAACGTCTCAAGCAACAAAATAATCAGCCAACCGAAGACATTATTAACCCAGAGTTTGCTAATTGGGTTGAGAAGAACAAATGGTACGAGACCAGCGAACCAATGAAAGCCTACGCAGATGCGCTAGGTCGTAACTTGGCAGCTAGTGGTCTTAGCCCGTCGGCTGTTCTACTTGAGGTAGAAAAACAGGTTAAGCTGGAGTTCCCAAATAAATTTACTAATCCCAACCGTAATAAGCCAGGATCAGTAGAGGGTAGTTCTAGCAAAGGCGGTAAAGGAAACGATTCATTTTCCTTGACCGATGAAGAGCGTCGAGTGATGCAACGTTTTGTCCGTACAGGTGCAATGTCTGAAAAAGACTACATCGCGGAACTGAAACGCATTAAAGGAGTTTAATATGAGTGAAATCAAAGAAGCAATTGCGAAAGCACCGAGAGGTCGTACGCAGCGTGTACCCGTGGGTACGCGTAATGTTTTAACAGTGGCTGACAAAGATGTTAACTACGAATATAGAATTATTAATGACTCGGGAGATCGAGTGCAGGAATTTTTGGATGCGGGCTATGAGCTGGTTGCCAAAGATTCTGTGAGGGTGGGTGATAAGCGTGTCAACTCGGCTACGTCCGAAGGCTCTCTTGCACATCTATCCGTTGGTCAAGGTCAAAAGGCCTTCGTTGTACGAATCAAAAAAGAATGGTACGAAGAAGATCAAGCTCGCAAGCAGATCAAGGTCAATGAGATGGAAAACGCCACCAAAGCTAAAGCTCTTGATGGTACTTATGGTAAGCTCGAAATTTCTCGAAGCTAATTAAAATCTAAGTGCCGTTGGGAATTACCTATTTTATTATGGAGAATTGCTAATGGCAAGTGTATCTCGTATTAACGGCTTTCGTCCCGTTAAATCAATCACAGGCGCCCCTTATAATGGTGCCGCTAACGTGTATTTTGTTCCTTCCTCTGACTCCACCGTGATTATGGTTGGTGATGCAGTTAAGCTTGCAGGCGACGCCCGTGCAGCTACTGGCGCACCTACTGTTACTCGCGCTGGCGCAACTGACGTTGCAGTCGGTATTGTGGTTGGTATTTTGTTTACTGGTGAAGGCGACCTCACCAACATCCCTCCTGTTAACGACCTCAACACTCCAGTGTATCGTCGTGCATCTACAGATCGCTATCTGTTGGTTGCTGATGATCCTAACTTGATTTATGAAGTTCAATACGCAGGTACTAGCGTTTCAGCAGCCACAATTACTGCTAACGTTGGTCAAAACGGCCAATTTACAACTACTGCTGGCAGCACCACTACTGGTTCTTCTGGTATGCAGTTGGATAGCTCTGGTCTTGCAACCACTGCTACTCTTCCTTTGAAGATCGTTGGTTTCCCTAACCGTCCAGATAATATTCCTGGTGACACCTATTTCAGCTACTACGTGAAACTGAACCAAGTGGTCTACGGTACTGGTACTGGTTCGACAGGTTATTAAGATTAAAGGAAAGGTAGAATATGTCTATTATTAATAGTGGCTCGTTTGCCAAGGCGCTATGGCCTGGTGTTAACGCATGGTACGGTAAAGCATACAATGAGTATGACACCGAATTTGACAAGTTGTTCGACAAGAACACTTCAACAAAAGCTTTTGAAGAAGACGTTGGTGTTTCTTCGTTTGGTTTGGCTGTTCAAAAGGGTGAAGGTTCTCCTATCTCTTATGACAGCGAGCGCCAAGCGTTCACTACACGTTACCAACACGCTGTGTTTGCGTTGGGTTTCATCATCACTCGTGAGATGATGGAAGACGACCAGTATGACGTCGTGGGTCAACGTAAAGCTCAAGGTTTGGCATTCTCAATGCGTCAAACTAAGGAAGTTATCGGCGCTAACGTGTACAACCGTGCTTTCAACAGCTCGTACACAGGTGGTGATGGTTCTGCTTTGATTAGCTCTAGCCATGCCAACTTGAAGGGCGGCACCTGGTCTAACCAAATCGCTACCGCTTCTGACTTGTCTGAAGCAGCTCTGGAACAAGCTTGTATCGACATCGCTGGTTTCACCAACGACGCTGGTTTGCTTATTGCAGTTAAGCCTCAAACATTGATTATCCCACGTCAATACATCTTTGAAGCCAAGCGTATCTTGGGTTCTGATGGTCGTGTTGGTACAGATAACAATGACTTGAATGCTATCAAAGGCATGGGTTTGATTCCTGAAATGGTTGTTAACCATTACTTGACTGACGTTGATGCTTGGTTCATTCGTACTAACGTGCCTCACGGTATGAAGTATTTTGAGCGTCGTGCTGACCAGTTTGACATGGACAACGATTGGGACACTGAGAACGCTAAGTTCAAAGCCACTGCTCGTTACAGCTTTGGCTGGACTGATCCACGTGGTTTGTACGGCTCTGCTGGCGCCTAATTAACCTAGGGGGAGTGGCAACACTCCTCCCTTTTTAAGGAATTAATATGGGTTTTCGCTTATCCGACATTACACCCCTCACTACTACTGGCCCAACAACCCTTATTCCTACGTCAAAAGACGTAGTTGTTAAAGCGTTTAAAGTTACTCGCAGTGATACAACATCCACTTTAAAAGCGGTTTTGCCTGCTGATGCTTCTGTATTGAACATCATTATGACAGGTTCCGTTTCTTCAGATGCAGGCACAACTGCTACTGTTACCCTGGTTCTTTCTGACAATACTGGTGCTATTTCCACAGGCACCGCTGTAAACGTCAAAACATCAGGTACAACAACTCAAATTGTGCAAATGCCTAGCTTGCCTAATATTCAACCCAGTCCTTTGACTGGTGATTTGAAAATTACTGCAACTTATGCAGAAACGGGTTCAGCTTCCACTACTGGTGGCGACTGGACTTTTATCGTCACTTACGTACGTTAATGGAAAGGGGCTTTTGCCCCTTTTCTTTCTGGAGAAAATATGCGTCCCCAAAGTATTACTTTGACCACTACAGGAACATCCGCGTGGATTCCTTTAGATTATCGTCAAGCCCCTTTTAATGTGGGTCTTGGTGTAAAAATTAATTCAGGTACTGCTACCTACACGGTTGAACACACTTTTGATGACGTGTTTGACTCTACGGTAACTCCTGTTGCTTTTAGTAACAGTAATATCTCTGCAGCTACTACTAACAAAGACGGCAATTATGCGTTTCCTGTTCGTGCTGTTCGTTTGAACATTGCATCAGGCTCTTCGCCAAACGTCACGTTAACAATCTTGCAGGGAGTTCGATAATGAATTTATCAGATATTGGTTTGTTTTTGGATTTGGTTTCTAATCCTGAAAAATATCAAGCCAAACTTAAAGAATTAAAAGAATACGATGACTCGTTAAAAGCAAACATTGCTTTGTCACACGATGTTGCCGATATTGAAACTGCAAAAAGTCTTGCTGCAAAAGCATTGACAGAAGCTACTGCTTCTATTGATACAGCTAAAGAACAAGCAGAAGCTATCATTGCGACTGCTCGCACTGCTTATGAATCTCGTTTTGCTGCTTTGGCACAAAAAGAACGTGAAGCAGATGAAGCCGTAGCAACAAAAAATCGCATTGAGGCAGCTCACGCTGCTCGTGAAAATGCAATTGCACAGCTTGAAAAACAACTTACAAAACGTTCTGAACAACTTAAACAGGATGAGGCTTCTTTACAAGCACGTCTTGCTGAAGTTAATGATCGTCTCGATAAACTTAAATCTGTAATGGGTTAATAAATGTCTGTAACTACTGCTAGCGGAGTATCCGCAACGCTGGTCCAACCAGCAGTGTTCCGTGGTGCAGTAGCACCTTCTGTTGCTTCATTAGGTGATTTATGGGAAGACACTTCTGGAAGTGTTCCTGTATTAAAGCATTGTACTGCTGAACCCAATACTTGGACAGCAATTAGTAGTGCTGGTGGTGCTTACAATCCAGCTTCTGTAGACATTACTGGTGGTACTGAATCAGGTGTAACTCATTCTGGCGACACAATTGGCACATATCTTGATTACACAGGAACATCTGCCCCTAGTTATGTAGAGGGCCGTAGTTGGTATGACACAGCGGCTCATGCTTTGGCGTATTACAACGATTCAGCTAATGCTATTGTTCATGTTGGGCAAGACCTTCAAGTTAAAGTAATTAACAACACTGGTTCAACTATTGCCAATGGTTCGCCTGTTTACATTACTGGAACATCAAGCGGTCAAACATATCCAAACATTGCCCTTGCTAAAGCAGACGTAGCGGCAACATCTGCTGTTATTGGTTTAACAAACGGGGCTATTGCAAACGGAGCAATTGGTTATGTTACGTCCCAAGGTGGGATTGACAACGTAAATACAGGCTCATTTACTGTTGGTCAGGTGCTATATCTCAGCCCATATTCTGCTGGTCAATTGATGAACACAATTCCTCCAACGGGAATAACAGTTCAAGTTGGCGTGGTGTCTTTTGTAAATAGTTCAACAGGTAAGATTTACGTTAAACAAACAACGCCTTTAAACGTACCAGCTTCAATCATTTCTGGTGCTATTGCAGTAGCTAATGGCGGCACAGG